TACTAATTGCATCAGCCTTTGCGTTTGGCACAGCCTCTGAATTAGATCTAAACCATAAATTGATATTGGGTGACGTTTCCTGTCCGTTATTGCCAATTATGTTTTCATAGGTCAAGTATGGAAATTCAGCTTTATCTGGCACACTGCTCTGTGGGTATGCTGATATTCCAAAACTTGAATAAAAGTTCTGCAGCGCTTGTGCTTTATTCATTCGGCAATTTCCAACTTTCTGCGGTTACCTGGGAAATATCTAAACTTGATACACCAGGTGACATTTTATCTGTCGGCTCAGAAGTAACCCTGAAGGTTTTACCATCGCTCTGGCGCTTTATAATCCAGTGGAATCCCAGTTTATTCAAGCGGGTAGTAGTAATGGTATACGTTGAGGTTACACCCTGGCTCTCGGCCGTCCTGGCTTGTATGGAGGTATCATTTGTGATAGCAGCTTTAATCGTAGGCCCATTGGAATAAGCGATACGCCAACCACCCTCGCCATCTGATACCTTTGTTTCATTTACCAGGATGCAGGTCTCCATCATTTCCTCGATCAGACTCATACTTTCCTCCAGGCATTTAAGCGGGTACCAAAGGCATCACGCCAAGAAATCACAGATCCCTTAGCGCTTGTTGCCTTTGTATATGAATAGCCTCCAAAACTTTCACTCACGAAAGCAGAAACCTTGTTCTTTGCCTCGTATTCCTCTATTTCGCTAACCAGTTCCAGGAATGCGGGAGGAATCAACAGAGGCGTTATCGTGCCAGTAAAAGTTTCATTGACTAAATCATCCCCTATTTTATAAACGCCATCATTAAGCGCTGAGCCCTCGATTAAAAAATACTGATTTGTTAATACATCAATGGAGGGGCTTATCACGTTGCTCGAAATCGTGAATTTCGCATCCCTCTGCTTTGACAGATCAGGAAAATAATTGCGAATATATTTTAATATTTCGTACAGCATAATAAGCCCCTCCGTTTTATCAAGCCTTAGCTACTACTGTTGCGTTGCCTGCACCGCGTGCTTTCTTTGCACTGGTAACTGCAGCAACTGTGATAACCTTTCCAGACTCAGCTGTAATATCAGACTCACCATCCCATGCGGTCCAGCTTGTAAGTACATCATCATACTTAACAGCAGCCTTTGCGGTACCTACGCTATAAACATAGCTTGTTCTTGCGGGAGCGCCTGATACTGTAATCTTTGTATCGCCTGAATTTGTACCAGCTACTGAATTAACAGTAAGGTCCTTAAAGTTTGTAGGTCTTACGTCGGAATTACCAACTGTGATAACTGCAATACCGTCAAGATATTCAGCCCAGAGCTCCATGCCCATGATAGCAAAAGCATCACCAGCAGCTCTTGAATAATCGCCCTCTGCGTGGAAACCAAGGAGGTTTGTTTCACCCTCTACAGTATAAGTGAGGCCTAACTTTGCGAAATCGCTATCGCTGGGATCTACGTAGTAAAGGTCGATATTTTCAACAGGGCAAGCGATTACCTTTGTTGATGCTACATACTTATCAGGTAAAAGGAAAAGTGTTGAATAGCCCAGGAAATCCTTAACATACTGGAGGCCGAAAGCGGTCTGTACTGTAATATCAGCTGATCCAACATAATCATAAAAGTCGTAGATATTTGCGAAACCTACAACATCTGTAACGGTCTTGTTCATAGCTGCAAACTTATCAAGTACAGCACCCTTTGCGATAGCCAGGGCTCTCTGCCAGGTTGACTGCTCGCCTGTTAATGTACCGGTATTAAGGAAATTGTAAAATCTGCCAAGAACAATGTTCTGGAGCTCTACAAGAAACTGATCGTCTGTTTTCTGTACTGCAATAGCAGCGCCATACTTTGCCACAGCCTCAACAGAAACTGACTTCGCATACTTCTCGATTGTTATATCGCTTGTTGCTGCCTCTTTAACGGTAAACTTTGTATAGCCGATCTTTTCGCCCTCGCCAACCTGTGCAGCAAAAGCATCGTCAGCCATTTCAGAAGTGTAAGCTACCAGCTTTGTGCCAGGAGTCTTGCGGATTGAATTTGTGATACCGATAATGTTCTTAAGTGCTTCCCAGTTCTGGCCAAAACGTGTAACGAAATCAACCTCACGTGCATTTACTGTGGAAAACTGTGTAGTAGTAGTTGTGTTATAACTCATGATTTTTCCCTTTCTTAGCGGCCAAATAATTCAGGATGCTCCTGGATCGCTTTTTGTCTTATAGCCGCATCTTTGATTTTCATAATATCTTCTTTAGTGGTTGCATTGTTGTCATTGCCTGGAGGCGTCTGTGTTCTGGCTCCCTGCACTGACTTTTTCACGATAAATTCTTTCCACTCTTCCTGAATACCCTTTGTAAGGTTTTCAGCATCCTTAAACTTGCCATCTACCAGCTCCAGGTCTTTAACCTCTGCCAGCTTTACGATCTTATCCAGGGCAGTTTCACTCACGCCTGCATCTTTCAAAAGTGCTTTATAAGCGGATCGCTTTGTTGCTAAATCTTCTTTAGCCTGCAGATCTGCTTTATAACTCTCAAAATCGGCATGCTCTTTTTCGTATTTCTTCTGCCAGTCACCACCGGATGCCTTAATGCCCTCCAGCTCTGCCTTTGCATCAGCCAGGTCCTTTGTAACCTTTGGCAGTGCATCTGCGTCAGCTTTCAGCTTTTCGATCTGGTTTTTAAGTGCGTCAGTAGTTTCTACATGCGCCTCAATAATGGTTGATACCTTATCGCTATCAAGTCCAAGGCTTTCAAGTAATTTACGTGTTAAACTCATATAAATCTCCGTTTCTTCGGGCGCTTTACTTTGCGCATAGATTAAGTATTTGTCTTGTTACTTTAAGACATTACAATTAAACAACAAAAAAGAGGCTCGGTTACACACGAATTAACCAAGTCTCTTTTTTGTCACATTCACGTATATGGGGTTTAATGAACAGTAACTATTTTATAGCATACATTCCAGGCTCATTTACACAATGCCACCATTATCCTTTAGATTAGCCAGGATAATTTGCCTGTACTTGCTTATATGGTCCTCTATTGCGGGCTTTATAAATGGCCTGGGCGGCATACCATGCGTAAAATGCACTTCGCCATCATTACCAATATAGCCCCAGGGAGTTCGTCTGCCTCCAGGTGTATAAATACCGGTACCCAGCTCAAAATAGGGAGCATATTCCTGTGGAGATCCCACAGTCATTGTACCAGCTTTGGTATCCACTGCGTAATTGATATTATTCCTAAGTGCCCCTGTGCGCTTATACCAGCCCTCTGGTGACATTTTCAGCTCCTGGGTTATCTTCTGCTTAGCATAACGCCTCGCAGCCATTCCACACTCCTCCAGGGCTTTCTCAATGTTATCACCTAAAGCCTGCATTACATCATGCTTATTGCTTAAAACATTGATTTCAAACTGCATGTTCATAGCTTAATCCTCATCCACGTAATCATCCAGCTTGTAATAATTGCACTTTTCCAGGTTATTCATAACGCCTACTGGCTTAAACCTGGGATATGGATATTTGACGCAGCACGATTTTGTATGCTCGCTAGAGTATATCGTGCCATCATTCCGCCAATAGCAATTTTTACACTGCGCACACGTTTCTTTCAGCCATTTTCTGTTGTCACTTAAATACTCGTCCTTTGTAAACATTACGGTCCTTTCTTCCATACCTGGTGAGGCTGTACGCCTATAATTTCAGCATCTATGTATATCTGCCATTTTTCCTGGCCCCAGTAATCTTTAACTTTTACCCTTTCAACCTTTGTAATGTTGAAAATGGTACCCTGCTGGAGTAGCACCTCTGCCTCCTGTCCAAAATAGCTCTGTGTACTAATTCCATCCCAGGATCGCTTCGCTCCAGCACCATAACCTGAAAAAGGCTCCAGATACATCATATTTGTACCCTTTGGCGCATAAATATTAAATATAATATCACCATCAAAACCTTTACCTTTAGCATCACCACATGAGCAGAAAGCCCATTCTGTCGGGTGAGTACCCACCAGTACCTGCAAATCAGCCTCTGTTGCATTTCTTAACCAGTTATCATCTACGCCCAGGAATTTATCCATACCGCCAAAACCACAACCACGCTGGAGCCATATATCCTCGTCATAGCTGCATCGGTCAATTAACTTTGTCATTTCGTTAATATCTTTACCCTTGCCGCCTATATTCAAATCGACATTGCCAACGCCTTTGTAACCTGATCCAGTAGCATAATTTGAATGTCCATACTCCCAGCCTCGCAAAGGCTCATTTATAGGATAATATTTGACGGTATATCCATAAATAGCATCTTTTTCAGCTATGGTTGCGTTTCGCCAAACTTCGCCGGTCTTTTGACGCAGCACCTTGTCAGCCTCTTTCGGATCTTTCGCCCATAAAGCTGCATTTTTTCGCTCGTCTGAGTACGGATCATCCATCGGATCGTACCCAGCGCTACCTGTCAGCTGGATTTTTAATGCTTTCTGCTGGCCCTTTAGGTCTTTCAGATCCTTTTCAGCAGCGGCTTTTTTCTGTAGCAGCTTATCGTATGATTTACCCTTTTTGTCGAAATCATGCAAATCATCCAGGTGTGCCTGCATAGTAACCATTTTACCAGCATTTACACCCTGGGCTTTTGCGATTTCATCCTGGAAATACTGCTCTTTAGCTGATATACTGCCCTTTTTAGCAGCCCAGTCCTCCAGGGTAACGTCATCTTTCCAGATACCTGAATAGGTTTTGTTCTTTTTGGCTAGCTTAACCTTTATGTCGTCAATTATATCGCTCTTTGCGGTGATTTTCAATTCCAGATCGTCGATCTGCTGCTGTAATTGTGCGCTCTGGTCCTGCTGGTCCATCCAGTCATCAAAATCCTGCTGGCTGGGCTCCACATCATCATAGTCAGGCAAGTAGTCCAGCATTGTGCATCGGCAATTATAAACCTCTGCCGGTGCCCCTTTTGCATCTCCTGGGTACATCAGGCCATTACTGAAAGGCTTATCAATGTCCTGGATTTCACCATCCAGCTTTGCGTGGGAATGTCTAACCCTGGCATCTTCCATGCTATACCACTGCTTTTTTATATTGATGCCCATTTTTTTAGCATCATACATTGACTGCATAACGCCACAATTCTGTGCGCTGGTGTATGCAGTACGTGCATTCCTGACCGCTGCTGCCCTGTTTTTCTGCATTACCACCATAAAAGCATCAGTTAAATGCTCTATACTTTTACCCTGCATGATAGCAGAGGTCAATGCAGACTGTATCTGTGATCTGTTCCAGTTATAATCCCTGATCGGGTTAACGCTTACTGTGCGAAACTCTGTGACATTCTCGCCCTTTGTGAGTAAGTTCTTGATACTTTGTTCGTTATACACACGAAAGTTTGATTTTGGGGCTTTCTGTGCGATTAGAAAGCTATTGTAATTAGCATTTAATGCGGCTATTGATGGCGTGGAGTCATTTATATAGGCTGCAGCTATCTGGTTAGCCTGGGTTGCCTTGTAGGCAGCAGCATCAGCCATTAACTTATACTCATCCCTGCGCATTATCTGGTTTTGGTACCATGCGTCAAACTGTTCTTTAGTGTATTTCCCATCCAGGTAAGCCTGATACTGCTCATCATAGCGCTCTTGTAAGCCTTTATGATGCACAAACTGACCATGAATAACCTCATCATAGCCAGAGATATAATTCTGCCATTGAGTTTTCAGCTCCTTATAGGTCTTTTTATATTCCCTGGCTATGCGGTTTTCTAAAGTTTTTAACTGGGCAGCGGTCATTGTTGCGGCTGTTTTCTTAGCCATTATTCATCCTCGATAGCATTAAACTGATCCATTTCCATGCCCTCACGTGCAGTTATTACATTTTCAGCCTCTTCTGGTGTAAGGAAAGGTAAATGTTTAATAATGGTTGCATCATCCAAATAACTAGCAGCGCTTAAAATCATCTGCGTTTGTTCCAGCTGGTTAACTACTCTGTTCCATCTGAAAGTGGGCTCGTCATCAATGCCAGCTAACGCCAGGACTTTCTGCACAAAATCTATAAGCATAAACTCAAAGTCTGCGCATTTATTATCCTGGGACTGATAAGCCGCCTGGATTTCCTGGGTTGTCTTGGCTGCTGCCGAAAGTGTTTTAACATCCAGTGCCTGGAAATCTTCATAAATGTCCGATCGTAAGGTTTCCAGCATTACCTGACGTGCCTGATATGGAATATCCAGGGTGTGCGCCTCTGCACTTACATCATCACCATCCAGCACACTTGCCTTTACTGTGTGCATTC